TTATCACAGCGTGCACCAGCTAATGTACGTATAGTCTCAAAGCTGATAGGTAGTGGGGTATCGATAGGCAAGCCAGTGTATGTGTCACATAATTTCAACGAAAGGTTGTCTACGTTGTATGACTGTTTATCGTCAATATCCGCATACACGTTATCATCCTTAGTTGATATATACAACTTATTAATATTAACCGTAAATGCTGATCCTTTGATAAGATTAATTAGAGAACTGAACGGGACAGTAAAGCTCGTATCATAAGTAATTTGTTTAATCTTATCAACACTAATTGAGGGTGATGTAATGATTCCATCCTCGAGTAGGTGATATGTAAATCTCATCGAAGGTGATGAATACTTAATATTATTATCTTGTAGTGACAGCTCGATACTATCACTATCAATGCATTGTAATATTTTTGTTAATCTGCTCAGATCAGGCAAATTTACGCTTATCTCCTCTTCTATATCCATCTCCTGGTCATACTTTGCATATAGAATTACAGTATTATCAGCCGCGGCCAATAAGCACGATGCACCTTTCTGTGTTAGTTTAAAAATGGCGCTATTACCTATCCTGCTAACAGGGACGAGGAATTTGCCAATAAAATCAACTCTGTTTGGTATTGTTAGTATCATCAAATCTAATCGTAATCTGCTTAGTGTTGCTTTTCAGCAAACTCTTCATTATCTTTTCCTCCGTCATGGTCAACTTGCTTATAATAGTCTCTATGCGGTCGAGTCGAGCAAGAATTTGAGGGTCAGTGATGAATACCTGGGGTTGCATAGCCGGCTGTTGTTGCATAACTGGTTGTTGTTGCATGACTGGTTGTTGTTGCATGACTGGTTGTTGTTGCATAACTGGTTGTTGTGCAGGTACCTCTGGGTTCTGAGCCACAGGTATACCAAACTCCTTAACTGCATTGCTTATAACATTCTTGGGGTCCCAGTTCTCCTTGGAAGTTTGCAAATTAGCTGACCCGGAAACAATATGCTCATCCATGTTCTTTAGTTGCGCGTTTGTTGCACCTACTAAATGTGCTACGGCTTGAATGTCTTCTGGGGTATTCATTTAGTCTCCTAATCCGTCGAGAAGTTCTTTAACTTTATCATCATCTAATGGGTCGACATTATCTACAGACTCCGTAGCGGTTTGCGCTGGGGCTGGTGATGATGCCGGTGCCGCAGTATCTTTTGCGTTACTCGGTACTGAGGGTGTATCCCATGAATCACCAGTAGAATTGCTAGTAGATCTGCAATAGAAGTGCTCATCTAAAACCTTATTAAGTTCGTCACAACTCTTTATAGTAAATACCGTCTCAAGATCATTGATACTACCACATACCTCCTCGGCTGATTCGGTTGTCATGTCGGGAATCTTTGAAGGCGGTGCAAATCTAGATGAAACATAAGTTGGAAAGTCACCTTGCTTCTCGCACTTAATTTTAAAGTTGCAGCCATCTTTACTAAGATCAAAGATTCTAGGACCAAAATCTTCAGCATCATCACCATTGACAGCGTCCATAATAATCTTATACAATTGTTTACCGAACCTCAACAGCTTAACCTTGCCGTCGTTGGCTGGATTGGACGGATCATTAACAACATAGACGTTAGCTAGCCAATTTTCGCGACGGACAATCTTAGTAGCTTTCGCTTTTTCTTCGTCTGAGCCATGCTTACCGAGACTGTAACGCGCTTCAGCAATAGGATCACGCTTACCGAATGTTTGTGGGCTCACAGTGCTCATATATTGACCAGTAGCGAAGCTCTCCCACGCGTGGCTGTAATAATGGAAAAATGTCTTGCTCGGATCAGTAACATTAGGTAGCAAGCGGACCGTATATATATTGCCTACAGATAGCTTCAATATATCTTTATACTTGGTGTTAGATTGTTGATTGTCTTGTGATAATGCGCTCGCGATCTGTGAGAACATGTCATTTGTGTATGTCGATGTCATATTATTCTTGGTTTGCTTTTATTTTAATTAGTAGTTTATCTATTTTTGCTAAACCAGCCACTACAACTCGCTTAGCTCTCCTAGAATTATAGTATCTTGTCTTGTATAATGCAAGGTTATTTTCAAGATTTTTTCCTAAGGTGAATTCCATCTGGCTCTGAGGGTATGTCCCCAATGTAGACTGAAACTCGTTAAATCCGAATAATGTATAGAACGATACTTGGCGCTCTCTCATATGAACTATAAAGCTGTGTATGTCGTTGGTTCGATGACCTATATAGTCACCGACTGCAATGTTATGCTGTTTGCAAAACTTAAAAATGTGCATTAACGAATCTGTGACGAACTTAATTTGATACTCACCGTCGGGGCACTCATTATCTCGCTGTGAAGTATACGTTCCGTACATTCTTATAGCCTTGGGTGTTGTATAAAACCGTAGATCATACGCACTGTCGTCTGGATGCACTTCGTACGGGCAATTAAGGAACTCTTCAATCTTGATGTGGGAGAACTTTATAAAGAACCGTGCCAGCTTGTTGATGTAGATATAATTTTCGCTATCTTCAAATGAATCGAAGTTCTTACGAAATCTATATGGCTTGTTGCACCGCGTCCTACTTACTTTAAGGTACGTATTGTATATATTCTTCTCTAAGGGGGTCATTTTGTACGGACGTGGCGTGCCTTAGTTACACACTTCTTGCCTTTAGCATTTAAATATTTCTTTATATATTTGCTCTTGTGTAGGCTACTATCATACTCTAAGAAAGCCTTTAGCGCTTCGTAATCGTAATCAAATTCACACATCGACATATATAGCGCTTTAATTTCACTGTCTTTCAGTACTAATAGAAATATATTAGCCAGATTCAACTTCTTATTATGTAGTATACATACTAATGAGCAAAAACGCAAGAACAATGTTTTGAACTCATAATCAAATATTTTATTTCGCGGATCATGCTTACTTGTGTCTAAATCTGGTATATTCATGGTAATGGCTTAAACAGCTTGGAGAATTCTTGAAATTTTGGTGTCAGTATACCACCGGCTGCATATTTATGTCCTCCTCCTTCTGCTATCTGACTGGCTATCTTGGATAAGTCCAAATCAACCTCCTTATTCTTTCTAAAACTGATACGATTGTTATTTAGGTTTATTACAATACTTACATCTGCCCCTTTATTCTCGATAATATGGTGAGCAACATCATTGATACATTCGCTAGCAAATGTTGATACGAAGTTATATTCAGTTTCTGAAATTGTAATCTTACCTTGAAAGTATTTTAATTCGGATATTACCCGGGCAATCTTTTTATTATAAAAGGATATTATAGATTGCTCCTCCTCGGTAAATCCATCAAACCCATCCTTGAATCTGGCAACAAACCGGGCTAATTTATCTCCTTGATAGTTCCAGAATATAATATTCAATCCATGAGTATGTGGCAGTTGTAGTTTGTAGCAATCATAATCATCCACTAATAGCATTAAATGTTTCTGCTTATCAGTGAGCTGTGCATCTACACTCTTTGCCAATAGGTCATATATATGCCTACTACAGCTGGTTTTATCTGTTATAAAATGCTTACAGTGTTTATATTTACCCTTGTTTGCTACATGTGTACTGTGATGGTCAATCACTACGATGTTGCTTCTATCGACTAGCTCTTGACTGTTCTGAGATGTATCGATATCTAAAATATAAACCGCGTCGTATTTGTCAATACCTCTTTTTGTAGACCATGCATTAAATGAGGATTTAAAATCATTAACTTTGGTTGTAATATATGGTATTTGCTTGTTGTTATTGAACCATAGAAATAGTAGATAAGACATGGCTCCATCGAGATCTATGTCTGTGAATATGAACTTTTTCTTAGACGCCACTTCTAACATATTTAGCCGTATAATTGAAAAAACAACTAATCACCACCTAGCATCTGGAACGCTTGATCGAATTCATTAGCTTCGGCTGTATCGATAATCTGCTCAGATTGTGATAATGTCAATGTAGTATAATCTATAGACATGTTACATGTTCCAAAGTTTTGACCGTATCTATTCTTTGCCATACCTAGCCTAATTATACCTAACTCGTTATCACCTTCCTCCTGCCAGATACTCATGATGCAATCAGCTGTTGCAGCTAAGCCGATACTTTCACTAATATGTTGAACTCCAGGGTTATGCTCATTCATACCACTACGATTAATTTGAGTAGCTGTAATAAACGGGCAATTGTACGTATACGACAATGCCCGTACTTGTTCAGCGGCGTGCTTAACCCGTTCGTAGGAATTATTACCTATTGGGCAATGAAGTAGATTAATGTAGTCTAGAATGACTGCATCTGGCTTGATACCTTTATGTATTAATTTTTGTAAATATGCGCTTAACTGACTAGCTGTAATCGCGTTAGGAGGGAACTCCTTAATTATCAATTTCGAGTCAGGGTGACTTAGACTGTAATCTACAACTTTACGCTTTACTGTATCAGCGTTTAAATTGAGATCGTTTATGGGTACCTTTGATACGTTTGTTGATATCCTCTTGGCATACATTAATTCTGACATTTCGAGTGAAATGAGAACGACTGTCTTACCTTGGGCGGCGATGTTGCATGCAATGTTGCCAAGAAATATAGATTTACCGATATTTGTTTCACCAGCAAATAGATAAAGGGCGCGCCCGGTTTCTAAAAACCCTCCTCCTAATTTTCTATCCATCCACTCCCAGTTTGAAGGTATATAATGCTCTTCCTTTTTGAGATCGGCAATGCATACATCAATCTCTGAAAAGAACTCAATCCCCATATCAGAAGAGAGATTTATATTACATGCCTTTTCAAATTGATTTAAGATGCTTGATGTGTCTATGTCACCTGAATTGCATTCTTCCACGACATCTAGCATTGTGTTATAGACAGCCTTCTCTTTTAAGAATCTTTCCGTATTGTCATAAAGCTCTTCTTTGTTAAATTTGTTGTCTATATCTGTAAATTTATTAACGACAGTCTTAAATGCAGTTCTCAGTTCATCTGTCGTTAATCTGGATTTAATTTCCGTAATTGTAGGTTTTTCACCTCTCTCGATGAAGAAGTCTCTGATGACCTCGACGATACCGCTAATGTTCTTGTCTTTAAAGTATCTCGGATCTATATCATCAACGATAGAGCCTAGATACATCGGCTCCGTAAGCATGTTATATATAATAACAATTTCAAAGTAATTACTGTCTAATTTTTTGTCCATTTATCTATAAAATATTCTTCTGACGATTTAAACTGATCGTCTGCGTTATCGAGCCCGCAGCTCTTATGTATAGCCCATATAGGCCATGTAGTCAATTTTAGCTTATGTTTATTAGCTTGCAAGCAGAAGTCTAAATCATAATGATGAGCTATAGCTGGTATATTTTCATCAAACCTGATATCAGGTGTCAAGCTGCTAACCTTGACGGCTAGAAACAAGCCGTCTAATACTATACACCTCGATGGCATCGGCCCGAAATTTGTCATAAAGATCTGCTCTTCGTTATATGGGTGTGCTACTGCACCGGACCAGTCTTCTCGCTTAGCCATTAAATGCCACAATGCTGGTTGTTTAATTGTTACATGCTTGGCTCCTGCAAGACCTACAACATCATATTCCTTAAATGCTTCTTGTACCTTGTCTGACCAGCCATAGTCATCCATCTGAACGTCATCATGCATCAGCACCACACAGTCGTACCCTTCGTCAACTCCCATCTTAAGAACTTTATTGTAATGCTTACCTATATTCTCTTTATTGGACGTCTTAATTACTGCATCGGTAAATGTGCCTTCATAAAATTCATAAT